TAATGGTATTCTTGAACTTGCACAAGAAACTGAACAACCAAGGGCATATGAAGTTGCAGGTCAGTTAATTAAAAGTGTTTCTGATGCTACAGATAAACTGATGGAACTTCAGAAAAAGTTAAAGGATGTAGAAGAGACCAATACTCAAAAGGGACCAACAAACGTTACTAATGCATTATTTGTTGGTTCTACTGCAGAGTTACAAAAGATGATTAAAAAAGCAGACGAGAATATAAATAATTAAAAAAAGATGACAACAGTAACTGCTAGAATTGCTATTTAAATATCATGGCTGCTGATTTAAAAGATTTTTTCTCCGCTATAGGTAAAGCAAAAAAAGAAAAAGTGGACGAAGTTCGTTCTCTTGTGGGAGAAATTGATATTGATTCAATGTTCTCTCAAGTCAAAGTATCTATAGAAGAAGATAATAAAAAGAAAGAAGAACAGAAAAAACAAGTAGCAGCATTAGAATCTTGGTTATATAAAGAAGTAGTAGTAAAAGAAGAAGAAGAAATTATTGAAGAATCTACTCCCATAGTTGTTCCTCACGAAGAACTAGAAGAGGAAGATGAAGTAGAAGAGGAAGTAGTAGAAGAGGAAGTAGTAGAAGAAATAGAAGAAATAGAAGAGGAAGTAGTAGTAGAAGTAGAAGATGATAATACCGTTGATCAAGCACTAAAAATTCTTGAGACTATTAAGTCTAAAGAAGAAATAAGAGAAAATGTAAGTGACCCAGAAATTATTAAAATTCGTCGTGAACTAGAATATCTTAAAAATCTTGTTAATGCTCAAGGTGGCGGTGGTGAAGTTCGTCTTGAGTTTTTAGATGATGTTGATAGAGATTCGATTAAGGTTGATGGGAAAGTATTGTCCTATCAAGCATCGACAGGAAAATTTATTGGTGTTACCAATAGTGGAGAAGGGGGAGGAGGTGGTCTCTCTAATGCCGAAACGATATCTACAGGTGTAAAGATAACTGGTGACCTTGTTGTTACAGGTGAGGTATTGGCATCTACTGAGGCCCCAATAGTTACAACTACAACATCAACATCTCAAACGGCATTAGATACTTTTGCACATTCAACGTATGCTAGCGCAGTTTATAATATACAAGCAACATCGGGTTCTGATGTTCATTTGACAACTATCAATTTAATTCACGATGGATCGGATGCATATATAACAGAATTTGCTACATTAAAAATTGGTTCTTTATTAGCATCTTATAGTGCAGATATTAGTGGGTTAAATTTAAGAATTTTAGCAACTCCTGCGTCTACAAATTCAACTGTATTTACTCTCAAAAGAACACTTATAAGAGGATCTGGAAATACAGATGAAGTTACTACAACATCTACTACAGAAACAACGATTGACGAATTTTCAACTTCTTCAGGTTCTTCTGCTGTCTATATTGTTCAAGCAAAACAAGGAAGTAACGTTCATACAGCCAAAATACATTTGGTTCATGACGGAACTACAGTATCACTGACAGAATTTGCAAAAGTAAAAACTGGTTCAAGTTTAGGCACATTCGATGCTGACATTTCAGGTTCCAATGTTAGATTGCGTGCCACTTCAACAAGTGCAACATCAACCACATATAATGTTAATAGAACTCTATTGTAATAAATAATAAAAGGAAAACTTTCTATTATGAAAAAGTATTGCCGTCTTTGCAGAAAGAAAGAAACCAGAGAACAATGTTCTTATGGCCCAAGACTATACGATAAGTATAGTGTAGATGATGCTACCGAAAAGGAAACTGCTGATGCAGCAGATGAATCTGGTATTTCTGAAAATGATGTCAAAAACTTCGCTAAAACTATTATTGAAAAATCGAAGAGTGGTGACTCTTCTTTGCGTGACTGGTTTGGCAAGAGTAAGTCTAGTGATGGCAAGCCTGGTTGGGTTCAGTTGGGTGGCAAATACTCAGGAAAACCCTGTGCAAAGCAACCAGGACAAACAACTAAACCAAAGTGTGGTTCTAGTAAAATGAAAGCAGATCTTTCTAAAGATGAGGAACAAGCAGCGTTCCGCAGAAAGAATGCAAAAGATCCAAATCCAAATCGTTCAGGGAAGGCAATCAACGTGAAGACAGAAGAAACACTCCATGAAGGTGATTATTGGAATCCCGATCCCGAAAAAGATCGTAAACTAGGTGGTCCTGGGGCAAATCAAAGAGCACGCGAGGATCGTGGTTCATCTTCATCTTCTTCTGCCAAGAAAGATGACTCTAAGAAATTGCGTCCCGGCGAATCCTATATGGATTATAACAAGCGTCAGAAGGGTTATACTCCTCCAAAGAAAAAGAAGTCTTTACTTGGAAAATTAGGTTTGAGAAAAGAAGAATTAGAGATTGATGAAGGTCACAAGAATCCTGAGAGTGTGAAAGGCATTGCTAAGGAACTTGATAAGGCGGTTGAGATGCACAAGAGTCAGGCAAAGAGACTCAGAAAATCTGGTGTATCTGAAGATTTTGTTGATGAAGCATGTTGGAAAGGATATGAGAAGAAGGGTATGAAAACTATGTTTGGAAAGAGATATCCTAATTGCGTGAAAAAAACCAAGAAAGAAGAAGTAGAACTTATTCAGGTTAAAGAAGAGGGTAAGAAAGACGCTTGTTATCATAAGGTCAAGTCTCGCTATTCTGTATGGCCATCTGCTTATGCTTCTGGTGCTCTAGTCAAGTGTCGTAAAAAAGGTGCTGATAACTGGGGAAATAAAACAAAGAAAGAAGAATTAGAACTGACTGATGCATACGGTGAGACTTTTGCTGTAATCACTAACCTGATTGAACCAGAACCGATTCAAGTTGTCACCTCTGCTATAGATTATGATACATACGAATTGGAGGAAGCAACTAGAGTAAATGCGGAGACAGGAAATCTTATTCACGTAATTCTAACCTGGAAAGGAAGAACTTATGGAATGAAGATGTTCTTCCCTCAGGTTAGAATGCCTAAAAGGTCTGAAGTACAAACAGAATTGGAAAAAGTATATCCAGACTGTAGAGTAATGTATTTTAAGATCGTTGACAGACAACCTGGAGAAACATTTTTATATGTTTCTGAAGAAAGTCAAGTTGATGAGGCAGTAAAAGGTCAAGATACTGAAATGAGAAAAGCAGGATCTGCGGAAAGAAGATTGGGTGATAAGCGTCTTGCTCCTTCAAAAGGAAAAGGATATGCTGACCAGCAAAAACAATCCATTAGCTATATGGATAGAAAAACCAAAAATAATAAAATTATTGTTGGTATGACTCATGAAGAAACTGAAGTTTCTGAGGGTGCTGCATGGACTAAGAAGTCTGGTAAGAATAAAGAAGGTGGGCTCAATGAAAAAGGACGTAAGTCTTATGAAGCAGAAAATCCTGGTTCCGACCTGAAAGCACCATCTAAAGAGAAAGGTAATAAGAGAAGAGCATCATTCTGTGCAAGAATGAAAGGTATGAAGTCTAAATTGACTTCTGCTAAAACTGCTAGAGACCCCGATAGCAGAATTAATAAATCACTTAGAGCGTGGAATTGCTGATTAATTTATGAGTGACGTATATCTTGGTAATCCCCTTCTAAAGAAGGCAAATACTCCTATTGAGTTTACCCCGGAACAGGTTGAAGAATTTATTAAATGTAAACAAGATCCAGTTTATTTTACTAAAAAGTATGTAAAAATTGTGACCTTGGATGCAGGTCTCCAACCTTTCCTACCTTATGATTTTCAAGAAAAGTTAATTAATAACTTTCATGGAAATAGATTTAATATTTGTAAGATGCCCCGGCAGACTGGTAAGTCTACTACGGTGGTATCTTTTTTGCTGCATTATGCGGTATTTAATGCCAGTGTCAATATTGGCATCCTAGCAAACAAAGCAGCAACTGCCAGAGAACTTTTGGGAAGGTTACAAACTGCATACGAGAACTTACCAAAATGGATGCAGCAGGGTATCATAGCATGGAATAGAGGTTCATTGGAGTTGGAAAATGGTAGTAAGATATTGGCATCATCTACGTCTGCAAGTGCTGTCCGAGGTATGTCATTTAACATCCTCTTTCTCGACGAGTTCGCGTTCGTCCCAAACCACATTGCTGACTCATTCTTTGCCTCTGTTTATCCTACTATTACTTCTGGTAAAAACACCAAGGTAATCATTGTTTCAACGCCTCACGGTATGAATCACTTCTACCGAATGTGGCATGATGCAGAGAAAGGTAAGAATGAATATATCCCAACAGATGTTCACTGGTCAGAAGTACCTGGTAGAGATTCTGCTTGGAAATCGCAAACAATTGCTAACACTTCAGAGCAACAGTTTAAGGTTGAGTTTGAATGTGAGTTTTTAGGTTCTGTTGATACTTTAATTGCTCCCAGTAAATTAAGGAGTATGGTATATGAATCTCCAATTAAACAAAATGCTGGATTAGACATATACGAACCACCAAAAGAAAATCATGATTATATAATGACGGTTGATGTTGCTAGAGGAGTTGGAGCAGACTACTCTGCATTTGTATGTGTTGATATCACAGAGTTTCCTCATAAAATTGTAGCAAAGTATCGAAATAATGATATCAAACCTATGTTATTTCCAAATATAATTTATGAAGTAGCAAAAAACTATAATAGTGCATTTATACTCTGCGAGGTCAACGATATTGGAGACCAGGTGGCGTCTATCTTACAATATGATCTTGAGTATCAAAACCTACTTATGTGCTCTATGAGAGGCAGAGCAGGGCAGGTTGTAGGACAAGGATTTTCTGGTAAAAAGACCCAGTTGGGTGTGAAGATGTCTAAGACGGTGAAGAAGGTTGGATCATTAAATCTTAAGACTATGATTGAAGAGGATAAATTACTCTTTAATGATTATGAGATTATTTCAGAACTAACAACATTTATTTCAAAACATAATTCATTTGAAGCGGAGGAAGGTTGTAATGATGACCTTGCAATGTGTTTGGTTATCTATGCTTGGTTGGTAGCACAAGATTACTTTAAAGAACTAACTGACCAAGATGTTCGTAAGAGATTATACGAAGAACAAAAAAATCAAATCGAACAGGATATGGCACCATTTGGATTTATGGATGATGGTATGGGAGACGATAGTTTTACTGACGATGATGGTGATAGGTGGTTT